AGCCGAGGACGAGGTTGCCTGCCGAAGCCGGGGCAGCCAGCGAGATAATGGCCGCGACCGCGACCGAAGCGAGAAGAACGTTTTTCATGCGAAACCCCCTTTGGGTTGTTTGAGGTAGTACGGCGGGATTACGAGCCCGCCCCGCTGCCGCCGCCTGTTGAACGGCGGCAGAAGATCAGGCTCCGGGTCCGTTCACCGTGGAGATCGCCTTCTGAAGGGCGTCCGCCACGGTGTTGTCAGCGTCGTCGGCGGGGTGTGTCTTGTTGCTGAGAGATGCCCCGAAGGCGACATAATTACATAGATCGACAAAGCTGTCAGCATGGTCCGGTGTCTGCGCAATGCGAGACATTTTCACCGAAGCCAAGATGAGAGCAACGTCCCGCGCGGCGATTGGCTTGTCCAGCCAGAGGCTGGCAATGGAAGCCGCGCGGGTGAAGTTTGCTTCCACTGATCCGTAGACCGTGCCGCGTTCACCGAACAGGGTCAGGGCCTTCTTGAAGACTTTCGTCGGACCGTCCATCAGAACAGCGATCCGGCGGCGGGGGCCTCGGCGACGAGGCCGTCGTCGAAGACCTTGTCGGCGGAGCCACGGCCATCGAGGCGAACGGTATCCGACTTGATGATCTGGATGTGGTTCAGGCCAAAGGAGACGCCTCTCCTGCCGGTGTTGGCCCAAGCGAAGGGCGTGATGTTGGCCCTGACCAGTTGCCCGGCCCAGACCTCTTCCGGCAAGTGAAGCGTGTTGCGCTGGACATCGACGATGCCGGGTTTGTTGTTGCTCCATGTGTTGATGTACATGTCGCCAGCGACATAGCCGTCGATGTGTTCCTTGTCCGCCGCGTTCTTGAACGGGTTGACGAGGGTGTTGAGCTTGAAGTCGTTGCCGAACTTCTCGCGGGCTGCGGCAATCACCGCGTCCTGCATCGCCTTGTAAGCCGGCGTCTTCTGCGCCGCCTGATCGAAGATGAAGGCGGCGGTGTAGACGGGGTCGCCGCCCTCGGCGCGCGCCCTCTTCTCGAACAGATGAGGGAACGACAGGGTGGCGTAGGGGGTATTGATGGAAGCTGCCATGGTCATGGACCTTTCGTTTCGGCGGAGCTGCGTTTCTAACTGACAGGAGCGAAGCTAGGCGATATTTTCAACCTTGTCAATAACGCCGTCGTTGAAAATATCGGCGGCGTTTCCCGACCTCATATGAGCGAAAGCGTGGCATTCGTCGCGCCTCACGCACCAGCGGCAGTAAGGTCCGACCTTCTCCGTCACGTCGCCGTCAACGATGCGGTCGACCGCCGGATGCAGGTGATCGAGGCGCCAGTCGACGAGATGGTCGATATGCATGGTGACGGTCTTCGGCAGCGGATCGAGGCGCGGCTGGACGATGGTCATCCTGACGTAGTCGATGTCCTCGCCGGGCCAGAAAGTGTCCAGCGCCGACAGGGCGTAGATTTTAAGCTGCGGGCTGTCGGGGCCGACCGGCACCCCCTTGCCGTACTTAAGGTCGACAATGTCGACGGTGTCCCCCAGCCGCGAGGCGCAGTCGGCGGTGCCCCAGACGCGGTCGTCGCTGCCGGCGAGTTTGACCCGGGCCTCGACGCGGGTATCGCCGCCGAGGCCCTGTAGCTCCTGCACGAGGCTGATATAGGGATTGAGATGCAGCAGCATGTCGCGACCGACGAGGAACTCCTGCCCCTCGATGGTCATCTTGGGCGGCGGGAACAGGTCCCCGGAGAGGATCATCTCGGCGATCCTGTGGGCGACCGTGCCTTCCCGGGCGTAGGACGACGACGGCCTGACCTTGCCTTCGGCCAGCGTGATCGAGGCCGGGCAGTTCATCCACAAGGCCGCCGAGGACGGCGAGCAGGCGGCATGATCGGCCATCGGGTCACCACAGCAGCCAGAGCAGGAACAGCCAGACCGGCGCCGAGAACAGCGCCGACCAGAACACCCCGGTCCAGAAGCCCCTGTCGGGCCTTGGGGCCCGGCCATTGCCGGGCTTCTGGTAGCGGTTGAGCGGCGTCACAGCAGGGCCCCGTTGCGGAGCGCGGCGGCGATGTCGGCGAAACGATCCAGCGAGACTTCGGGGAAGCTCTTGGCGCCGTCGCCGTATTCAGCCAGCAGGGCCCGCAGCTTGGCGATCTTGCCTTCGGCCATCGCCTTCTGAAGGTCGACTATGGTCTTGTCCTTCAGCTCCAGCAGCGCCTTGACGCTGGCGGGGGCATCGGGGCTTTGCACCGGGGATTCCTCGGCGGCGCCAAGCGACTGCCCGGCGAGGTCCGGCACCGGCTCCGGGGCCTTCCTTGGCCTGCCGCGCTGCTTGGCAGCGGGGACAGCGGCGGCTTCCTGCTCCGGTTCCCGAGCCGCTTCCGGCACCTCGCTCGGCGGCACATCTGGCGACCCGACGGTCTTCCAGACGGGCATCGGGAGCAGCGCGAACAACTGGGCGCGTATGCCCTCGACGGTTTCGGCTTCGATGGTGATGGTGATCATATCAGTATCTCCTAATTGAACAGTTGCGCGAAGTCCCTCGCCTTGCGGCTCAGGATGTCTTGGATGCGGTCATCGATGGTGCCGTGGGCGGTGAGAAACCTCGCCACCACGGCCTCATGCTGGCCAATTCTATGGACGCGGCAGGCGGCCTGAACATTGTCGCCGACGGCGTAGGACGCCTCGACAAAGACGACATCGGAACAGCGGCACTCTGGTCCGACCAGAGTAAGCCCGGTGCCCGAGGCTTGGATGTTGCCAACGAACACCCGGCAGTTGCGGCTGCCCAAGAACCTGTCGACGCTGTCGGCGCGCTCCCTAGGCGAGGAGGCCCCGGTGATGACCGCCGGGTCCCAGCCGGCGAGGCCCCGGGCGAGGATGTCGATCACGTCCCGGTGGTGGGCGAACACCAGCAGCTTCCTGCCGGGCGGCAGGTTGTCGAGGAAGTCCTTGAGATACTCGACCGCCGGCACCGCCTTGGTCAGGCCGAGGTGGCGGCGCAGTTTCATGATGTGTTCGTCGCCGGCCCCGGCCAAGTAGCGGAGCAGCTCCTCATCCGACAGCCCCGCCGGGATTTCCGGGGAGATGGCGGCGGAGACCCTGTCGACCGCCAGCGGCACGAGATCGTAGCGGATCGCCGGCAGCTCCCGCAGGACATCCTCCTTCATGATCCGGACCATGAAGCCGTCCATGCGCTTCCTGAGTTCCGACAGGTTCTTGGAACCCTCGATGACGCGGACCTCGGGGCCGCCGCCGAAGCGCTTCCTGACCACCCGGCAGAAGGCGTCCTGAAACTGGTACTCGGTCATCGGGGTACCGCTGGCGTTGATCGCCTTGGGCCACAGGGCCTTGAGGACCGGGTACAGCTCCCCGGCGTGGTTGGGGGCCGGGGTGCCGCTCAGGGGAAGGACGTAGCCGAGCTTCGGCAACATCTTGCCCAAGATGGTCTTGGTGCGGTTGGCGCTGGAGTTCTTCACCGCCGCCGCCTCATCGAGGATGGTCAGGTCGAAGGCCTCGCCCTTGGCGATGACATTGGCGTAGGGCGAATCCTTCTGGCTGAGCAGCCCGTAGGTGATCAGGAAGATGCCGGAGCCCCGGAACTGGGACAGGTCATCGATGCCGGAGATCATGCGCAGCCGACGGGTCGGCCACCACTTCTTGCACTCGCGTTCCCATACGTACCGCCCGGAAGCTTGGCAGATAATCAATACGCGCTCCGCCTTGCGCTCCCGGGCGGCGTCCAGCGCGGTACGGCTCTTGCCGAGGCCCGGGTCGAAGCCGAGGTAGAGCTGCTCGCCTCCGGCAATGCGGGCGACGGCGTCGCGCTGGAAAGGGTAAAGGGCCTCAGTCATGGCTCTGCCTCAGAAGGTGATATTCGGCGTAGTGGTTGCCGTTGCCGTTCGGCACCCGGACGGTGATGATGTGGTGGCCGGAGGCGCGCAGTTCGTAGATACGCGCCGCGAGCCGGAAACAGCCATAGGAAGTCAGGGCGTCCATCGGCGTGATCGGGCCCTGCCGGAGATGGTCGAGGACCATGGCGTTCTGGTAGGAGGTGTCACTCATGGTCGTGATCCTCCGTGGCGTAGTCGCTTGGCGCCCACAGTGGCTGGCCGGTTTCACCGGGCCGGGCCAGCGAGGCCATGAAGGCCCGGCGCTGGGCGCGTTCCTCCAGCAGCGACAGCCGGTCCTCGAAGGCATGGAGCCACATCACCAAGGCGATATCGACAATGGCGATGAGCGGGATGGAGACGAGGTAGATGTAGGTCATGACGGAAGCTCCCCCATCGAGCGGCTTAGCATGAACCAGTGGCCCATCAGCAGGGCCTCGGCCCTGCCGTGGTCCATCTTGCGGTCGAGCCCCGTCACCTGCGGGAACAGCCTGAGGGCGAGGGCCCGGCTGGCCTCCTTGTCGGCACCGATCAGGCCCATGCCGCGCTTCCAGACCGAAGGCGTGACGAGATGGACCGGCACGTCGCAGGCGGCGAGGACACCATGGATGATGCCGGTCGCCATGCCGAACTTGAAGGTCGAGGCGACCCCCTGCTTGGGCATCGAGGCGACGCGCTCGACAACGGCGCAGCGCGGCCTCATGTCCCGGACCAAGCGGTAGAGGGCGTTGGGCGACAACTGGCCATCGACGCCGGGGAGGTCGCCGACATAGGGCTTGGCATCGCTGAAGAAGGCGGCCAAGGCCCCGGATACCGATCCGGGGTCTATGGCGAGGAGCTGCGCCGTCATGCCGGCCCCCACATGCGGTCGACGCCGAATTCGCCGTACGCCGCGATATCGGCGTGGAAGGCATAGACGATGTCACGGACCTCATGATGGTCGACGCCGAGCGCCGTGGCGGCGCCGACGAGATAGGACCGGTCGCCGGAGACGCTGCTGTCGGTGACGCGGAGATGGCCGGCGGCGAGCCACTTGTCGTAGTCGCGGCTCTCGGCGACCTTGGTGCGCAGGGCCTGATTGAACAGGACTGAACGCGCCGAGTAGCTCATCGGCATCGGGTAGCGGTTCACGTTCCAGAGCGCCAGTTGCTGACGCCAGCCCTTACGGCGCGACGCGATGTCGAAGCCATTAACCGCTTGTGGAAACGGGCTCTCCGGCTTGACCACCGGCACCTCCTTCGGCTGCGGCAGCGGTGGCACCGGGGCCGCGCCCGTCTGGGCCGGTTCGAAGGGCATCCCCGCTGCTTCCCGCAGCGTGGTCAACACACGGTTGCTCATTTCGAGTTCGGCGCGCCACTTGCGGATGGTGACCTTGATCTGGCGGTAGCGCTCGTTCTCCTTCTCGAACTCGGCTTCCATGGCGCCGCGTTCCGCCTCATAGGATTTGAGGTGGCCCTTGGCATCGGTGACCTTACCTTCCTGCAGGCGGATGGCGGCCCCCAGTGTCATTTCTTGGCTCATTTTTTCTCTCTCTCGGTTTGGTTACGGGTATCGGCTTCAGGTCCGCGATGGATTTGATGAAGCCCTTTTCGAGGGCTATCATCAGCAGGACCGGCACCCAGCATCCGGGGACGCTGTCGCGGGTGCGCCAGCCCTGAACCGTGTCCTCGGGCGGAGGCTGGTAGCCTTTCCCGAATAACAGCCAGCAGATTTCATTGGCGGTTCCCAGACTGTGGAGGAGTTCGCGGAACCGCCATTCAGGCTTGACGTAGGCAGTGGAGGCAGTGGGACCCACGGAGTTATTCCTTCTGGCGTGGGACCAACTTCACCGTGCGGACATTCGAGGTCTTCAGGAACCGGGCCACGGTCTCCCTGCCGAGTTCCGCGACGAGGGCATTCTTGTCCACGGTCTCGCGGGTGGAGGGCAGGATGGCTGCGGTGTACTGGTCGCCATTGAGGTCGGCGCCGTCTTTCAGCAAGATGGCGCGGAGTTCGTCCTCGCGGGCACCCATGATCTTCATTTCTTCCCGAAGAGCAGCGAGTTCGTCCGCCGGGTGGATGTTGGTCAGGTTGTTCATGGCTCAAGTCCTTCTCTCTCGGGTCGATGGAGGCAGAAATAAACGGGGCGAGCGACAAAATCAAGGGGAGGTTGAAAAATAATTTAGCAGGAGTTGATTTTGTCCGGGCGGAGAGCTAGGTTCCGGCATCCACAACCGAGAGAGGAAGGGCAGCGATGACCACGGGTCCAGATAGAATGCAGGAGGCGCGCGACGCCTTGATAGAAGAGGTGGGGCGGATCGCCGAGCGCTACGGCGTCTGCCCGACATGTCTCATGTACGCCGCCGCCGACATGGTGGCAGACGCCGAGGAACGCGGCGTCATCGGGCACATCGCCATGGACGGGGACGGGGACGAGGAAGAGCCAGAGGAAGAAGACCATGGTCTGGCAGCGATGCCGCCGCTGGGGAGGGCGTGATGGGCAAGCTGCACATCGATTTCGAGACGTATGCCGACATCCCGGTGGACGACTGGCGCTACTTCTCGCATCCGTCTTTCGCGGTTACCGTGGTGGCGTGGGCCTTCGGCTCCGGCACCGTGCACAGCGCCGTCTGGCCATGGAGCATGAAGCTGCCCTACGATATCAGGGCCCATATACTGGCGGGCGGCACAATCTCGGCCCACAATGCTTCATTCGAATACGAGGTCCTGACGAAATACTATCGGGTCCCGGTCAGCTTCAGCCAGCTCGACTGCACGATGGCGCGCTCCTATCACTTCGGGCTGCCGGGCGGATTGCTGGTGGCGGGAACGGCGCTGAAGCTCGCCGAGCTGAAGGACGAGAGCGCGCGGTCGTTGATGCTCGAAATGTCGAAGCCGCCCAAGAAGGGATCGCCATTCCATGAAGTCAATCCGGGGAAGCTCGACAGACTGGCGGCCTACTGCAAGCAGGACGTGAGGGCCGAGCGGGCCCTAGACGAGGCGCTGCCGGTGTTGCCGGCGTTCGAGCGCAAGGTGTCCGTCCTCACCGACCTGATGAACGAGAAGGGCATCCTGATCGACCCGAAGGCGATCATCGGGATGATCGTTGCCCGTGAACACGAGAAGGCGAAGCTCAACGCGGAAGCTTCGGCGCTTACCTCCGGGGTAATCACCAATCCCGGCACCCAGCATCTGAGGATCGTGCCGTGGCTGGCGGCGAGGGGCGTCGCGGCGCCGAAGGTGGGCAAGAAGGAGGTCGAGGAGCTGCTGGCCTCGCGGGAGCTGCCTGATGAGTGCCGGAAGCTGCTGGAGCTGAGGAAGAAAGCCGCCAAGGGCTCGCTGGCCAAGCTGGAGAAGATGATCGAGACGCGCGAAGCCGACAACCGCTGCCGGGGGCAGTTCCAGTACCACGGGGCCCTGCGGACCGGTCGCTGGGCCGGGCGGGGCTTCCAGCCGCAAAACCTGCCAAGGCCGGTCAAGGGCCTCGACACGCTGAGGGCCTTCGATCTGGTGATGGCGGCGCCGACGGACTTCGGGATGCTATACGCCGATCCGCTTCGGGTCCTGACGACGTGCCTGAGGCCGTGCATCGTGGCACCCGAGGGGAAAATCCTGATGGCGATGGACCTGTCGCAGATCGAGGCGCGGGTGGTGGCGTGGCTGGCAGGGCAGGCGGACGTACTGGAGATGTTCGCGGCGGGGGAAGATGTCTACACGAATGTCGGTCGACGCATCGGCGGCGACAGGGGCCTCGGCAAGGTGGCGCAGTTGATGCTGGGCTACGCCGCCGGGGCCGCCAAGTTTGTCGGCATGTGCGCCGACAACGGGATTTCCATCTCGCTTGCCGACGCCGAGCGCTACGTCGCGGCGTGGCGGGCCGAGAACAGGATGATCCAGACCTTCTGGTGGGACCTGCAGGCCGCCGTGTACAAATGCGTGTCGCAACCGGGTGTTGTCGAGGTGGTCCGGGGGACAAAGGTCAAGGTGAGCCCCGACGGGGCCCTGCTGAAGCTGCGCAAGCCCAATGGCGGAGTGTTGTACTATCACCGGCCAAGGCTGGTGCCGGACCCGCTGAACCCGAGGTCGCCCAACTTCATGTGCGATGGCGATCCCGGCAACCCCGGCTGGCCGGAGCAGAAGCTCTACGGCGGTCGGCTGGTGGAGAACCTTGTGCAGGCGACGGCCCGCGACGTGTTGGCCGAGGCGATGGTCCGGATATGGGGGGCCCTCGGGCTGGTGCCGACGATGACCGTCCATGACGAAGCCGTCTACGAGGTCGACGCGGCGGGGGGCGATGTGGGCAGGGTCGAGGCCCTGTTCAACGAGACGCCCAAGTGGGCAGCGGGGCTGCCGCTGGGCTCCGACACCAAATGTGGTGTCCGCTACGGAAAATAGGTCCAGCCTTGGCGGCTGGACCTATTCCGGGCGAAGGGGCTATGCTCGTAAACCGAGAGAGAAAACGAAACACAACAAACGCAAACGCTGTTGGGCGTTCAGGCCCTTCCGCGTTCAGATATAAGGAACAGATTCCGTGAACGCAACGACAATTCCGGCCTCGGTGAAAACACTGGTGGACGAAGTCTACGGCGCCCGCTGGGGCGACGCCTATGTCGAGTGGGGGCTTTTCGACGCGCAGGGCTTCAACCGCAAGGGGAGCGGCAGGGCGGCGTCGGTGGCGCCGCCCGAGGACATGGCGGTGTTCTGGTCGGCGGGGCTGCTGCGGCCCGGCTGCGAACGAGCCAACGACAATGTCGAGAAGCTGATGGTGTTCCTGATCGACGATGTCGGTCGGGCCGGCAACAGCCGCTTCGATCCCGCCGAGCTGGAGATGTTCATGCCGGCACCCACCGTGGTGATCGAATCGTCACCGGGCAACTTCCAGTGGCAGTGGGGGATACGCGACGGGATGGGGGAGGACTTGGCGACGGCGCTGCGAAGGTCGCTGCCGTGGCAGTCCCACGCCACGGCGATGTCGAACCTGATAAGGCTGCCGATGGGGGTGTCCGGCAAGCCGGGGGTGGCGCACCGGGTCCGGGAAACAGCGCGGGGCCCGACGTATCTGGCCGACGAGTTCGTCGCGAAGTGCGGCGGGCTGCGGGTGGAGGTCACGCCCAAGAAGCTGGTGGTCGAGGGGCTGCGGGCACCGGGAGGGATCGCGGCGGTGGCGGCGATGCTCCGGCTGCTGCCGAACGACGGGGTGGCGGCTTACTGCGATTCCGAGCCGGCGTGGTTCAACTTCTGTCAGGCGCTGTGGGGAGCGACAGGCGGGGGCCCCGAGGGGCTGCGGCTATGGAAGGAGTGGTGCGGGGCGCAACCGCAGAAGCGCGACGTGGAGCGGGTCTGGGACCGGCAGGACCCGGTGTCGTCGGGCTGGGGGACTCTGGTGATGTATGCCGACAAGTGGGGGGTCGGCGACAGGGGCGGGCTGGCGGCGGCTGTATTTGACGATGGCGTCGATGTCGCGGCGATGGGAGGGCCTTCGGGGCCCGTGAAACAACGGAGGGACGCGATAATGCCGGTGACGATTACAGACCCAAGCAAGATGGAAAGGAGGGCATGGGTTTACGGCAACAGGCTCATACGCGGCTACATGTCTTCAACGATTGGGGCGGGTGGCACCGGGAAATCAAGCCTGACGATGGTGGAGGCCGCCGCGATGGCGTCGGGAAAGAACCTGCTGGGGCACGACGTGCGGGAACCATTGCGGGTACTGATCTGGAACGGCGAGGACCCGCAGGAAGAGCTGACGCGCCGCTTCCACGCGATCATGAAGCATTACAAGCTGACGCAAGCCGACATCGGCGACCGGGTGTTTCTCGTATCAGGGCTGCGATATCCGTTGGCGATAGGGTCGCCTAGGGAGGGCAAGGAGGACGCCGAGTGGCTTTTGAGTGTCATTGTGGACGAGAAGATCGACGTGGTGATTGTCGATCCGTTCGTGTCGTCGCATCGCGTCAACGAGAACGACAACATGGCAATCGACGGGGTGGCCAAGACGTGGTCGCGTATCGCCAAGGAGGGCTGCTGCGCCGTCGATCTGGTGCACCATGTCCGGAAGCCGACGACCGGCATCAAGGCCGCCGATCTGTCGGTCGATGACGCTCGCGGTGCCTCCGCGATGGTCAATGCATCTAGGAACGCGCGGGTGTTGTCGACCATGCCGGAAAGCGTTTCGGTGAAGCTTCAGGTGGCGAACCGGCGGGAATACTTCGCCATCCAGAAGGACGCAGTCAAGGCCAACATGACGCCGGGGCTGGTGGGCGTCGACTGGTTTCACATCATCGGGGTCGATCTGGGAAATGGCGATCCGTTTCCGGCGGACGGGCGAGGCCCTATTCCCGGGGACAATGTCGGCGTTGTCGAGAAGTGGGTTCCCAACGTCAGCGTCTCGGAAGAGGTCGGAAATATTGCCAAGGCCCAAAACGAGATAGCCAAGGGGGCTTTCCGAAAGAACGAGCAGGCGCATCCTTGGGTCGGCATTCCTATTGCCGAAGCGCTAGGGCTGGAGTTGAAAAAGGACGTGGACAGGGCTTTCGTGAGGAACATTATCAAGGCGTGGATTAAAAAAGGGTATCTAAAAATCGCCAAGAAAAAAGACGGAACCCGGCACGAGGTAGAGTATGTCGAGGTCGATAATAGCCCTGATGATGATTTATTTTAGGGTGGCAAAAGTGCGGGACCTAGAGGGCGCTAGGTCCCGCATAGGTCCCGCAAACCAGTGCGGGACCCCCCGTCTACGTAGTAGGGGGTCCTGCTCCCGCAGTCCCGCAGTCCCGCAAGGTCCCGCAGTCCCGCAAAAAAAACTCGTGCCGGTAAAAAGAAATTCGTATCGGAATTAAAAGCGAAATTGCGATATTGCCCGGCAAAAGATTTTCGTATCGGAATTAAAAGTGAAATTGCGATATTGCATTTTAAAGCGCTTGCTCCCCTGCCGGCCCGGCCCGGCCCCCGGGCCTCGGGCCCCGGCCCTCGGAACCTAGGGTTGCAGGAATAAAAGCCTGCAACCCCAAGTATGCCTCGTAACCTAGGGTTGCAGGAATAAAAGCCTGCAACCCTAGGCTTATCGTGCGGGCGGTTTCCCCTTCAAAACATTTCTTGGGGCCCGGGGTTGAAAAGGCCCTTCACTTCCGGTAGAAAGCTCTCGGGTTGATTTTAACCCTTAACCGAGAGAGCAAACCAAATGACCAACCTTCTCCCCAATACCTCCATCCCTGCCGTGGCCCGTGGGGCCGTTCGTTCGTATCTGAAGTCGCGTCCGGAATGGGAGAGCTACCGTCTAGACCGTGGCATCGTTTCCGACGGGGCCCGCAACCATGAGCTTGTCGACTTCGCCATCCAGCATGGCTATGGCGACGATGTCATGAAGCTCATCGCCCAGAAGCCCGCCGAGACCCCGGCCCCGGAAGCCCTGCCGAGCCCGGATGGCATGGGCCCTCAGAGCTTTGCCGATTTCGTTGCCGAAAACGAGGTCAAGGTTGCCGTCGATACGGCGGCCCTCTTGGCCCCGGTCTCTCAGTTTTTGAGCCCGTTCGTCATGACTGAACTCGAAAAGGCATTGGCCCCGGTTATCGAAGCGGCCAACAAGCCCGCCGTGGTCCAGACTATCGAAAAGTACGTCTCGGTTCCGGCATCCGCCGTGGCCCCGGAAGGGGCCCTGCCCTATGCGACCAAAGGCAACGTGGTAGAGCTTGGAAAGCTCTTCGGCTTTACCGGCAAACACGGCAGGAAAACCGTGCATATGTGGGACAGCCATGGCGACGCCCCGGCGATAGACCCGTATTTCGTGGTTGACCCGTACGCCATGGCCATGATGGCTACCGCGCTGGACAATGGCGAAAACTACTGGGGTTTCGGTCCGGGCGGTTCCGGCAAGACCACAATGCCAATCCAGTTTTGCGCCCGGACTAACCGGCCATGCGTCAAGATAAATTTCACGCGCAACACGCATGTGGATGACCTTATCGGCGGCCCCGGTATCAAGAACGGCAATTCCGGATGGGAGGATGGCGTTCTCATCGCGGCCATGAAGCGGCCCGGAACCGTTATCATTCTGGACGAACCGTCCTTGGCCCCGGCGGGCGTCCTAGGGCTCTTGCAGGGCATTGCCGACGAACATCGCACCTATACGCTTCCGACTGGCGAAAAGGTTGTGGCGGCCCCCGGCGTGGTATTCGTGGTGGCGGACAACACGGCAGGCAATGGCGACGAGACCGGGCTTTATGCCGGAACAAACCAAGTCAATGGGGCGCTTGTGAACCGTTTCGCCGTCATGCTCAAAATCGATTATCTGGATATCGAGACGGAAGCCCGGGCCGTGCATAATCACACGTTGGCCCCGTTGCCTGCCTGTACGCACTTGGCCGAATTCGTCGCAAGGGCCCGCAAGTTGCCTTCGATGGAGAACGCCATTCTTTCCATCCGCAACATGTGCGCCTTCACACGTCGCGTGAAGCTCGGTTTTTCGGTCAAGGAAGCCGCCGATGTCACCATTCTCTCGCGGATGCCATCCACCGAGAGGGCCATGCTGGAAACGCTGTTCACGCTTGACTGGAGCGCGGACTACGAGGCCCTCATGAATGGCCGGGCCGTAGCGCAACCTGCACCGGTTCAGACTTACGGCGATAACGGGGCCTTTGACGATGAGACCACGGCCCGTCTTAGTCGCTGAAAATAAACCGGCCTGAACCCAAGCCCTGAGGTTGACTTTCAACCTCAGGGCTTTTATTTTGCGCAAAGCGCAATCGAGACGAACCGCCCCGGCGCTAGGGCACAAACCGAGAGAAAGACCCGAAGATGTACACCTATCCACAAGCCCTAGATGCGATGGAAAGCATCGCATCCGATCTCCTGAAGAAAGCCGGTTCCCGCCTGCCCGGCGTTCGCGTTATCCCCGATGCCGTCACGGGAACCGCTTCCGTGACTTGGAATACCTACACCGGCGCTACCATCCGGATGCCGGTTCTTCCGGCGCATCAAAAAATCAGCAAGGCCGAGTTCGACAACTACGCCGGTTTCATCTTCCATGAGGTTGGCCATCCGCTGTTCACGGATAACCGTGTATGGGACAACGCCGTTGCCAGCGGCCATGCCAACCTCTTGAATGCGCTGGAAGATGTGCGCATCGAAAAGGCCCTGATAGATGCCGACATCGCCAAGAACGGCAAAGCGGTTCTCACCGCGCTTTGCCATTCACTGGACTACACGGCCCTGCAAAAGGGTTTCGATGCCAACGATCCCCGGAATATCGGTTTCGTCATGGGTTTCTTGGGCCGGGCCGCCAATGGCTACGATCTGGACACTAGGCTTCTGAAGCTCAATCCGGTTAGCGCGGTTTCCCAGACCCTTGCATGGGCCCTGCCGGAACTGGCCCTGTGCCAGTCGACACAAGATTGCCTTAACCTAGCCAAAAAGCTCTTGGCCGCCCTGCCCAAGAAAGACCCAAGGGGCCAATCCAAGCCCGGCAAGCCCGGCAAGCCCGGCAAGCCCGGCAAGTCCGGCCAAGAGGGCGGCAAGCCCGGCCAAGAGGGCCAAGAGGGCCAAGAGGGCGGCAAGCCCGGCCAAGAGCCCGGCAAGGGTGAAGCGGGCCAAGAGCCCGGCCAAGAGCCCGGCAAGGGCCAAGAGGGCGGCAAGGGCCAAGAGGGCGGCAAGGGCCAAGAGGGCGGCCAAGAGCCCGGCAAGGGCCAAGAGGGCTTGCAGGGCGGCAACGGGGCTGGGGATGTCGCGTTAGGGGAAAAGCTCACGGATGCCGATGTGCGCCCCGTCGATCTCAGACCCACGTCCAAAAACGAAATTAAGGGCCGCCGGGGCAATCCGGAAGCCGAGAAAGTCGTTTCCGTAATCACGGCCATCCGCCATGCGGCGAAAGACGTGGGCGCATTGTCCCCGGGCAATCGTGCGACAAGCTCTTTCAGCATGGCCCAATTGCAAGCGGAAGCCGCTTCGGCAACGCGGCAACGCGCATTGCTGGCGAAGGCCCTGAAGCGCAATGAAGATGATCTGTTCGAAGGCGGCCTGAAGCATGGCAAGCTCGACAAGCGGGCCTATTCCCGCATGGCCGCCGGTTCCGCCAACGTGTTTGGCCGTCGCGAGACAATCGATGGCTACGACACGGATGTTGTGGTCCTAGTCGACGGTTCCGGTTCGATGGCCGGAGGCAAGATTGGCCCTGCTACCGTCATGGCAACGGTAATCGCCCAAGCGGCCTCTCAGGTTGGCGTATCGTGCGCTACGTACATGTTTGGCGTGGGCGATGCCAGGAAGATGGAGCTTTTCGAAATCGCCAAGGGCCGAAGCAAGCCAGACATCGCGGTTTTCGCCGGGATGCCGTCCATGACCGGGGGCGGAACACCATTATCCAATTCCATGCTCACGGTAGCCATGCGGCAGGCCAAAGCGGCCCGCGACAAGCGGCGTGTCATGTTCGTCCTTTCGGATGGCATGTGCGGCAAGGGGCCTACCGCCCTGAAGGCCGTTGCCGACTATGTGGAAAAAGCGCTTGGAACCGAGTTGGCGCATCTTTCCATCCATCAGCCATTGCAGGGTTGTTTCCGCAATGAGACGCATGTGCCCTGCGGTTCCGACATCGCGGCAATCGGGCTTGAAGCCCTGACGGCCAAACTGGCGAAAGGCTTCCGGCCATGAACGGATGGCAGATCGTGTTCCTGTTCATGCTCTTGGGGCCGATTGTCCTGAGTATGGATTGGGAGAGGCTTTCGGGGCCATTGTTTTTCATCATTGTCCTAGGGGGCCTCGCTCTAGAGCTTAGATACCTCTAGACGGGCCGTAGAGGCCCCTTACAGAGCTTTCAGCGGCCCGGATGGCATCGGATGCCATCCGGGCCGTTTTCTTGCGCCCTAGGGGCCGCCCCGTGGCGTCTAACCCATAGTTGCAATTGCCACAGGTTGCACAACCATGCGCCCTGCAACCGGAAAAACCCTGAAATGGCAAAGGAAGCCCGTACAAGCGATCCAAGGGCCCGGGCCATGTCGGATGGTCTGGACATGCCCTCGGGCGCTGGCGGGCCCTCCACGGCCCGGCAAACCGCTAGAACGTTTTTACACATTTGACTTGGCCCTGCCCTATACTTGCGGGCTCTCATGTAAACCGAGAGCATATTTTTCAGCGTTTTTAAGCAAAAAACCCACGTTTTAGGGCTCTTTAAGTAAAAGTTTTCGCGGGCCTTAGTGTGGAATAGAACAGGGCTTCAAGCTCTATTTCCCAAAAAGTGACGCAACGTAAGGGCTTTCAAGCCCTTGGCGGCAACGCTATGGTTGCGGCCATGCCAAGAGTACAACCAAAACACCAAAGAACGTTCACGGTTCTGACAATGCGGCAAGAGGCTTTCGCCCAGCATGTGGCGCGCGGCGAAACATTAGCTGAAGCTCATAGAATGGCCGGTTACAACTCGAATGAGAACCGGATTTATGGCGAAGCGTGTCGTGTCGCTGCTTTGCCCAAGGTTGCCGGAAGGGTTGCGGAAATCAAGGCACAGGCCGTGGCGCTGCGCGAAAAGGCCGCCGGTTCCCTGATGATTGTCACGGCGCAAACTGTCACGGCGATGCTGGCACAGGTTTTTGACAGGGCGGTAGCTGACAAGCAGCATGGCGCTGCGGCAACGGCGGCCATGGGCCTAGCCAAGTTGCACGGGCTTTTGATCGATAAAACCGAGGATGTCACAAGGCGGGCAACGCGAGACCCGAACGCCCCGATTGAGATTGACGTAGAGCATTGGGTTAATGAGACGCAGGCTCTGATAGGTAGCGCGGCAGGGCCGGGCGGTAGCGCGGCAGGCAATCAGGGCGATGCTGAAAGAGGCCGCTTCGCTACGGGCGGAAGCTCGATGCCGGACAACCCAGAGCAAGGCCCGGCCCCCGGCTCCGAGCAAGGCCCGGGCCCCGAAGGCCCTGAAGCTTCCGCGCTAAGCGAGGGCCCTATCGGCTTAACACCGGCTTAACACCGGCTTGACACAATCCCCAAGCCCTACCGCGCGGGGCCCGGGCCCTGAGGGCATAATGTGTAATGATATCAATGACTTAGGCATAGGGCCCGGGCCTCGGGGCGGCGCACCCGCCCCCGTCGACCCCGGGACGATACCCCACCCCCGGCATCGGGGCCCCCTCCAAAATCCGCAAAAAGACCATTATGGAAATAGTTGAAAATCAACTGAAGAATGAGAGCCTCAGCCCATGAAGATCATCCACGGCTTCATCCCGCAACCCGGTCCCCAGCTTGCGTTCATCACCTGCCCGGCGGATATCGTTGTCTATGGCGGGGCCCGGGGTGGCGGGAAGTCCTACGCGACGCTTGGCGAGTTCTGGCTTCACGCTCAGGACGAGGGCCCCGACGCCAAGGGCCTCATGGTCCGCAGGTCGCGGGAGGATTTGAAGGATACGATAGAGACCGCATTCAATATGTATGGCAGCGCCGCGACATGGAACGAGCAGAAGAAATTCTTCCGTTTCAAGGGCGGCGGCATCCTTCACATGGCTTATCTGGAGTCCGATACCGATGCCATGAACTATCAGGGCTGGAGCCTGACGCGGGTCTATGTCGAGGAGCTTACGCAGTACGCAAGTCCTCGGGGCATCTTCAAATTGTTCGCCTGCCTGAGGTCCGAGAAGGGAATCCGCTGCCAGTTCAGAGCTACTTGCAACCCGGGCGGACCCGGTCACGTGTGGGTAAAAGAGTGGGCGATCAACCCCGGGCCTTTGGTTCCGACCAAGGACCCGGAGACGAATCTGATCCGGGTTTTCATCCCGGCGAAGCTCCGCGACAACCCTGCGTTGCTGAAATCTGATCCCGGATACATCAATAGGCTGCGCGCATCGGGCTCTCCGGAGCTGGTCCGGGCGTGGCTGGAAGGCGACTGGAATGTCATCGAGGGCGCGTTTTTCCCCGAGTTCACCGGGGAAAAACATGTCATCAGCCCCTTCAAAATCCCCGATCACTGGATCAGATTCCGCTCCGGCGACTGGGGCTCGGCCCGGCCTTATTCTTTCGGCTGGTGGACCGTTGTTCAGGATGACCTTACCGTCGACGGAAAAGTACTGCCTCGGGGTGCCATCGTCAGGTACCGCGAGCTTTACGGCGCAAGCGGCCCGAATATCGGC